CCCCCCCCCTACCGGTGCGACCCCGAGGATGTCGCGGTTCCGCCTATAAAAAAGGGCGCTCCCGGTTCGGCACCAGACCCAGTCAACGCATTGTCATACGACAAATGCCGAACGCCGCGGACGGTGAGATGATCTTGCCTCTCACAACATCAACAGAAATATATTCAGGATAGGTTTGACTCGGAGCGACGTAACCAAACAATTTCTGCATCGAATAATCCCTGGCAGAATGGCCGCACCTTTCGGGGTGCGGCCTCTTTTTTTTGATTCAGAGGCCATCTCTCTCCCGTCGCGTTGTTTGCCTTGGCCTCTGTCTGCCGCCCACAGCCGCTTTCAATGCCGAAACCGTATATTTTGAAACGTCAGCAGTTCAGCGCGCCTGCCGCGATCATTTTGTGATCCTGGTTGCGTCGTTGTATGCCTCCTCCGCTGTCTCGAATGGGCCACGGAAGTTTATGGCCAGGAAAGAAACCTTGGGGCGCCAGTAGTAGCCGGCGACCGCGCAATATCGCGCGGTCGCCGGAACCCAAAATATTTCGAACTGATTTTGCGGCAGATCATGGTAGCCGATCAGATTATCCCGTCGTGGCACTTGCATGCTCATGAATTCCACCTGCGTTGCGAGGTAGCCAACTGGTGTAGATTAACACCAGTCGCTTTCGGAGTCAAATTGGCGGCTCCGGCAATAACATCCAGTGCGTAGGTTCATCGCCCCGCACCTGTGCGTACTGCGACCGCTCATTCGTGCCCGAGTAGTACCAACACCGTTCTTGGACGTACCACTTTCCGAATCTGATCCACTTCTTTTCTGCGTGCCCTAATATCAGAGTCGGACCACATACCTTGAATGTGTCTCGCGGCGCCATTTCTATTGGCTGCCACATTCTTAGCACCCAACATCATCTACAATCGGCATACCGTCGAAGTCACGCGGTGCGCCCATTTCTTGGATGAACTTTTCCAGATCGAACTGGCGCGGATCGCTGGTCGCCGTCGTGTTAGTGTGCGGGTGCAGCTTCTCCAGAAGTCCATTGATCCGCCGGTCCAAATATCTGAGACGATCGGCCGCTTCGTGACAGACAGCAGCCAGAGTTTCCCCTGGCTTGCCATCATCATTGTCAATCGCGGTGGCGTTGACGCTGGCGAGAATTTGCGCGAGCCGCTCAGTCATCCGCATCTAATTTCCCCTGTAATATCTGCGCGGCGGTTTCCAGCCTTTCTACGCGCTTCCCTTATCTGGTGCCTTCTTATTTCCAATCCGACATGCCCATCCTCCGTATTGAAAGTTCTTGTGCAAATCAGAATGCTCCTGCCAGTATTTGAGGGCGGAGACTTGGCCCTCGACTCCCATGCAGCCGGCCATAGTCAAATCAGCTTGCGTGCTGTCGATGATAGGCAGCTTGGTGCAAGTTCCGTGATTATCTGCCTGAACACAGACAATCAGATACAGCGCGATGAAGCCGCCCATCATGCCGCTCCTGTTGCTTTTGCGATTGAGGTTCGAGCTGCGGGTAGCAATCTGGCGAGACCCATCGCTAGGCTCTCTGGTTTATCCGAACCATTAGGATCGTCGCAGAACTCGACTATTGCGCTTATCGCCTCCAGCAAATCCGTGTTGATGCTCTTGAGGCGAGTGATCTCAGCCTCCCCGCGCTCAACCGTATCCCACAAGTTTGGATATGCTCGCCGATCTCTTCCCCTGATCATGCTTCTTCACCTGTAGCTTTAGCGATGACGGCACGGGCTTTATCGAGCGCGGCGCTGTGCCAGCCGCATCAGCCGTTCGATTTCGGCTTTTAACTCACGTCTTGCACAGACCTCCGGGTGACAAAGATCGTCGTCGTCGCTCATTCCCCTCACGGCATTACCGTCAAGCTGACTTGCGCCAAACCGTCGACGCCAAGTGCTTTTGCGGCGCCGAGTGACAGATCGATGATCCTGCCGGCAATATACGGACCGCGATCATTTATGCGGACGATCACGGATCGGCCGTTGGCAGTCACGCGAACACGAGTTCCGAACGGCAAGGTCCGGTGCGCCGCGGTCATGCCTAGAGGGTTAAAATGCTCCCCATTGGCGGTCTGCTGACCACTGGAATAGAACGAGGCGATACCGGCCAGCGCATGCGGCCCCGTATAAGCCCCAGGATCGCTTTTTACCCGCTTGTGCGGGTATGGTAGCCTGTCGCCCTTAAAAGCGCTCCAGGAGCCTCCGCTGGCTGCCTGGCGGTGGCTATATCGTGGATAGTAGCCCTTAGCTTCTGCGGATGAGGCAAAAGCGAGCGTTACGGCACAAATCGCCGCAAGTGAGGACAATTTCATATCGTCTCCGTGGCAGGGTTTCGCCGCGCGGGTAGGCTCCCGCTTAGATGGTACGGTTAATAGCGGAGAGTCGCGGAGGGGTCAAGGGGCGATGTGGCTGTGGATCAGGATAGTTACTGCGACCGCGGCGGCGCCAACAGCCACCATGCCGGCCAAGATAGCCCAAGCGCGCGCCAACCGCGCCCCGCGCCGCTCGGCACGAACCATGCGGTTCAGCTCGCCGTTGATATCAGTCTTCTCGGTCAGCGAGAGCCGAGCGAAATCATCGAAGGTGTGCGTCTTGTCATCGATCAATGGCCGGTTCGGGAATTTAAGCGGCATCGGCTCGGCGCCGAGGCCGGGATGCTTTTCGATCATGTCAGGCTGCCTTCTTTCGTTTCGGTTCCCGAGCGGGAACATTTGGCTTCTTTTTAGGTGCTTTGCCGGGTTTTGTGCCCGAGCGGGAACTGATAGGAACGTTGGCTATCGGAATGCAACGATGCCTGATACCGACTAAAGCGATCATGGCATTGCAGTGCTCACAGCGCTCGGTCATCGGGTATATTTCTCCAAATTTGTGCAATATGGAACAGACTCGGGTATTCCGCTAAGGCTAAACTACCCGCATGAAAAAGCATTTTAGGGTAGAGCGCCATTCCCCTAAAGAATGGCGAATCGTCAATTCCCGTATCGGGCATGGTCTCATATTTCCTACCAGGTCAACGGCGCGTAAAAGTGCCAGAAAGCTGAATGACGAATTCAAGCGCTGGGTGGATAATGGCATGCGTACTAATCCGTTTCACTAGTGGCGATGTCATGACTTGATCGCTTCGTCTGTCCACTTCCGGCTCTCGTCGTCGAGCAGTTCCAATTCTTCCCACTCCTTAGCGGTAATGAACGGCGACTCTGGACGTCGCCATTCATTTAGAATGAAAGTCACACCCTCACAGTGACCTACATGGCTGATGTACTTCATAAGCAGCTCGCGATAATCAATTGGCATGGATCGCCTCATCGGATAGCTTTCCGACAATTTCTCGCCCGATCTTACGAAGAGTCAATTTTGAGTCTGCAATTACGTTGAATCGTTCTTTCATGGCGGCGGCAATATATTCTAACTGGACGTCATCCTTTTCCGCCGTCGCTCTCATATATTTTTGCGACCACTCGTAGGTTAGAATCTCTTTTACCTCAACCAATTCAAAATCTATATTGTGATATAGACCCAGCGGAGTATTAGGCCAGCCCTTCTTAGCGCAATCACGATTGAATGTTTGCGAAAACAGCGACATGACGTTAGCGTTGATTATTCTGACGTGTGTAGGGTCGCCCAAGAAACCATCGCTTCGAGCATGGGGGACCGTGATGTGGACTAGGCCGCCATTACACAAGACTCGATACATATCCCGCATGATCTCAATAAAGCCAGCAGTGGTCTCCCCTAAGTGCTCCAAGACATGGTAGGCCTGAATTTCAGTCACGCTTTCGTCGTTCCAGGGCCACGGATGCAGATCCAGATCAACCACCTGATCCGGCGAACATTCCTTGAATTTGTCGACGTTGATATAGTCGGGAAGGCGGTTGAAGCCGCACCCTAGATTAAGCCGCATGTTTAGGTCCTTTAATGATCATGCCGTCACTTTCTGCTCAAACTCGCCGCACCAATCTATTGCCCCGGTAATCGGCCACGAGAATTGATGGGCGGCCGGCTTCGGAGCATAACGACGGCATATTCCGCCACGACTTGGATACAGCTCCCAAAAGCGGCAGTTACCGCATGCCGGCATCACGGCACGGACATGCTCCTCTGCGATCTCGGCGATGCGCTCCGGCAACGGAATGTGAATGGTGGCCTCCTCGGCCGCAGTATCCAATGGCTCACCGAGCTTGGCTTTTGGCTCATGATTGCCATCACAGCCGATCTGTCCGCACCAGCACATCACTCCTCTCCGGGGCATGGAGCCCAGTGCGTCGGATTAGCAACGGCGTGATTGTTCCAAGTCAGCCGCCAATGTCCGCTGCAATACCAGCAGACCTGTGGTCCAGTCCCGCCGTACCAGAGCAGGACCTCGCGGCCGTCCTTCATCATCTCCGGCATCGACTCTATGGTGAACCGTGCCGTCCGTACCAGATCATCCTTCACGATCTTGTAGCCGCGCTCATGTAAGAATTTGGAGACAGCAGCCATCTGAGCTTCCAGCATAACAAGCCGATCGCAGGCATTCGCGCTGACGTGGATGACATCAGTGTTGATAGAACTGACCTTGCGCTCCAACTTGTCGAGCCGACACAGAATCTCCTCATTGATCATAACGCGCTCAAATAAGCGTTTCGCATTGGGCATTATGCTGCCTCTCTGACGAAATGACGTTTGATCAAGTTCCAGTTTGGTGCTTCGTTCTTGTCCGCTGGAACGTGGATCAGCCCGCCCCATATACCGCCGATGTGCTTCACGACCAGCGCCAACTCATAAGTGGTGATGTCCCGTTGTGGTTTGTAGCACCAGATTTCCATATCGATCTGACGCTCAAACCTACTGAGCGAAAACAGACCCATTATGCTGCCTCCTTGTAATCATTCCGCCTTGGCGGCTTCCGTTTGAATTGCTGCCGTTCAATTTCTGGACCGGTGATCTGATTCATTTCGCCGGTTGCATGTAGCTGCGGTAGCATTCTGTCAGCGGCAGCTTCGTAACGATCCCAGCAATCCTCGGCAAGACGCCGACGAGCACTGAGTTTCCATTTCGGTGTAAACCGGGTGTTGGCAGTACCGCCCCTAGATTCGGCGAACCAGTGTTCAGCACGCTTCCACATCAGCTTGAGGGTTTGCCATTCGATTTCGACTCGATCGGTCATAACGACACCAGTCGATAGGTCCGCGGCTTGATGCTGCGGGAGTGGACAATCGTGAGCCCGAGGCGTTCCAGCGTATCTCTCAGGTGCGACAGGCTATTGGAAAGACTGACAGCGCATGTTGCGGGGCCGCAACGCCCCCAGACAGCCTTGCGCAAAGCGAAGACATCGACGCCGTCTTGCGCTTTATGCAGGGCAGAAAAAAATCATGAATTCGCTAGGACTTAAACGTTCGGCCTTATTGCCGCGGATGACGACGTTGTTAGATATCCTCATAGGCCCACACCAGGCCAAGCATCACGGTCAAAACGAGCAATCCAACAAAAATCACGATTTGCACCCTATCGCTCAGATACACTCTGTCGGCGGACATTTCATAATGCACATCCGGAGATCGCGATCCCAGACTTCCCAGTCCTGGCAATGATGACTGGTCACAAGCGCGAGACCTAGCGCCACAATGAACATTGTGATGCCGAACGCGATGATGCCGACTTTGTCATGCGGCCTTTGTTTCTCGGTCGTCATGCGATCACCGTGTTGCCGTGTGCGCCCTGAGTAACGGTGAAGTCACCGGCCAGGATGCGGCCGAAGGAGACCTGACGTTGTAGCCGCCAGGGCGGCTCGACTTTGAAAGCCTTAGCGATCAGAGCGAGCGATGCCTTGTCGAAGGCGCGGTAATCACCCTCATGTTGCATCCAGAGCGCGTTCAGCTCCTCAATGAGACCGTTTTCGACCATCGCGACCTCTGTCCAAGTTTGCCGAAGTTATCATTATTTGCCGGCTCGACATTGAAGCCGATCAGTTTGTCCTCCTCGATGCGGGGCATGATGTCATAGACTGCGCCTTGAACGAGGTCGCCGACTTTAGCCAGGCGATCAGCAAAATAAACCGGAAGGCCATTGATGGTCTGGATTGGGATGACATCTGTCGGAATATCAAGGAAATAGGTAGATTCGATCTTGTCCCATGTATTAGAGACGGGCACAGCAACAACCGCAGCGGCTCCAGCAATAAAGGCGCGACGTGTGGTCATTCCAACTCGCCTCCATCGACAAGATTGATCCAAGTCTCGGTACAATCTTCCGGAAACTGTCCGCAGGAACAGTGACGCTCATGCTCCAAAATCTTCGGCAGCCGGTTCTGAACGAAGTCGTTCATGCGGACGGCCTTCCAGATATAGCCGAAGACCGCAATGGCGCGCGCCATTGCGGCATCCATGTGATAGACAAAGTCGCCGTTTGCATTTTTGGTCGATCCACATTCACCGACGACCAGAAATTGCTCGCCGCGCTTGACATGCCAGCACGAAAAGTCACCGTCGCAGTCCTCGACCTGAATCTCAAAACCCTTATATTTCGCAGTGGCGAATTCGATGTCGCGTGTCGAGCGATAGCGCCATTCGAGTTTGATTTCTTCGGTCATGGCATCGCCCGCAAAACGAAGTGAGCAAAAGCGCCGACAAGAAGCCCACCAAGAAGCCCACCAAGAAGCCAAACCCACCGAAATCGAACCCACCATTCAGGATTCGGCTTAGCCTCTCGCCCAAACGTCCAATCAACGTCGCAATTTGGCCAGTGACGCTTCATTTCCCATCCCCATAACGCCAGTTGCCGATGGTAATGCCGATCAGAATGACCAGGAAGACGATTCCGCAGACAGTGCCGGCGATCATCGCAGCAGCCTTTCCAGATCGCGCTGCTCGTCGGCCTGATAGGCGGCGACGAATAGAAAAACGACCCAAGACACCGGGCCACAGAGAACAGCAAACGGCAGAAACAGATAATGGACCCAGAAATCCAGGCGACGACTTACAAGACCGTCGAACAGCCAATAGGCGAGGCCGGCCGCGAACCATGAAACCCATAACCAATTGTCGATCAGCCAGACAATCATCGCGTCACCATCACCCCGGCCGCCCGAACCAGAACGGGAAAACATGAGGATTGAAATAGAGCAAAAGCGGAACCGCGATAATGATAGGTACGGTTACAGCGAGAATCGCCTGCAATACGAATCGATCAGCTTCCTCATGACAAGCGTGCTCACCAGGACATGGCGTAACAAAACTGCAAAGGGCGCGAGCTGCGGCTTCAATTTGCTTCGGCGTAATCATAATTGAAAGTCCTTGATGATGCGCTCAAGATGTTGCATGCGATGCGCTCTGGTCTCCTTTGGAGCATTCCAAACAAGCCACAGCAGCAACAGAGACACGAGCAGCGCGAAACCGGCAACGATCCAGGTTACGACCTTGTCGTCCGCGCCCATGTCTGGAAATAGTCCTGTGGTAGGAGGAGCGCGTGTTTCCCCCCGCGCTTAATTCGGATAATAGCGGATAAAAGAGGAATGTCAAGCAGCCGTGAATGAATTTACGACGTTGCGCAAAGATTTCGTTGACAGGGAATTCCAATGGGGTTATTGTTTGCGAAACTTACTTGCGGAACGGAGGCAAAAATGGCTATCGTTGGATATGCGCGGGTATCGACCCAAGGCCAAGACTTAACGGCACAGCTCGAAGCCCTCAAGGCCGCCGGCGCCGAGGCGATCTATCGCGAGAAGATCAGCGGCGCTCGTGCTGATCGCCCACAGCTTGCCAGGCTTATGGCATCGCTAAAGTCAGGCGATATCGTCGTGGTGACGAAGTTGGACCGCTTGGGCCGGTCGACTCGCGAACTGCTCGAACTCATCGAACGAATCGGCAAGGTCGGCGCCGCGTTCCGGTCGCTCGGCGATCCTCTCTGGGATACCTCCAGCAGCCAGGGTCGGTTGCTCTCGACGCTGCTCGCCGCCATAGCCGACTTCGAGCGCGATCTGATCCGTGAACGCACGGGCGCCGGGCGCGAGCGCGCCATGGCGGCTGGTGTCAAGTTCGGTCGCAAGCGGAAGCTGTCAGACTACCAGCGCATCGAGGCCATCAAGCGCCGCGGTGACGGCGAGACACTGGTGGCGATCGCCAAGAGCTACGGCGTGCATATTGCGATGATTTCGCGGCTGTGACGGCCTCAGAACGGAGACGGAACATCTATGATACTTTTTGTGATACCGCCGATGTCGCCGTTCGCGCTTAGTTCGCTTGTGTCGTTCACGTTCTATTCAATGTTGAAAAGCTAAATGATTTTGAAATATAAGATATTTCTGGTTAGGAGAGGTGGCCGAGTGGCTGAAGGCGGCGGTTTGCTAAATCAGCACATGAAGTACCTTTTGATACTGCGATAATGCTTATAAAATAATGACTTCTTGGCTATTTTGACAAATACACTTGTCATGCTGTGATATTATTTTTGATACCCAAGACCCTTCGCGATCCGATCTTCCTCGGGAGTCAGGAACTCGCAATACATCTCCGTGGTCTTAATGCTGGTATGCCCTAGCCGGCGTTGCAGGTCATAGATCGAGCGACCGTCTTTGAGCCAATGGACGGCATGCCAGTGGCGAAGGTCATGGAAGCGGAACAGCCTGAACTCGGCATTGTTTTCCGCGGCCCACCTCTCGGCGCCGCGCACAATAGCAGCAAACTGGCTGGCGAAGTTTTTGTAGTTCTGGCCGTCAGAATGCCAGAAGATCAGCGGCGTGCTCGGGCTAGGCTGGAGTCCCATATAGAGCTTGTCGCCATTGAATGGCGCGAGATCAATGACCCGACGCTTGTTGCGCTTGCCAATCAGGTCCATCTGGCGTCGACTCAGATCGACATGCTTGTGATAGGCTTGCAGTAATTCAGCTTCGCGGGCGCCGGTTGCCATGGCAAATCGCACCATATCGCCGATCATCCCAGGCGATCGTTTAACGACCAGATCAATGCTGTGCATATCTGGCAGTGCGATCGGATCGCGCCGCTCCTCGATCAGTCGCATCCTCGGCAGGACCGGATTGATGTCGGCCCAGCCCTGCGCAATGCTGTAGTTGAACACCGATGAGAGTGCGACCATATCACGCTTGATAGTGGCGTTGGTTACTTTGTCCCCCCGCCTCGCCTTGATGATGCCGGCAATAAGCTTGCCATCGATCTCCGCGAGCGACTTGCCGGAGAGATAAGGTGTGAGCTGGCCGATCGAGCAGAGATACCGCTTTGCGGTCTTGGTACCCTTGTTCGGCTCCAGCCATTCTGTTGACCACTCCACGATCACGTCGTCGAATAGTTTTATGCCGTCGCCGCGTTTGATTGCTACGAGGCGTTCTTTTCCTTCCTTGCGACGCGCTGCTGCAACCTTTGGATCGTCTGTCTCAAGTGACCAGCGGATGAGCTTGCTCTTGATGCGAGTGCGGCCGTAGAGTGTATCTCCAATCCAGTAGCAGCCCGAAGGCGCCTTTGGCCGCTTGATAGGCATGCCTTCTTCTCCTCGTCATCAACGAACTGCCGTAGCTTGGCTCTATCGAATGTCCAGGCACGCCCTAACTTAGCTGCGCCAGGTAGCATACTGCGGGCCGCCATGCGTTCTATTGTGCGTCGCGACAGGCCGAGTATAACTTCAGCCTCATCGATCTTCACGCGCTCCTTCATCACTCAATCCTGTGGTAGATTTCTTTTCTGTTTCTACTATCGCCGCCCACTCGGCGTCATCGTATCGTCCAGCCTTGATGGCTTGGATCGGCGACATGCCGTCGAGATCGTCGCAGGCGCTCAGCATCCATCTTATGGCCCTGGCAGAGCCAAGCCTTCCTCCTATATAATCCAAAATACCCGCAGCCGCCATAGATGCGGGTAGAATAACAAACTTAGCCAAATTAATCTGTCCTCGCAAATTCACCAAATGCGGATTTAGCCGCGGCCTTATAAGCCTCCGAAGCCTCGATTGCTGTTTTGAAATACCCTTAAGTCAAGCCAGGATAGAAGTGTATCCAAGCGACCGCCAAGAGCAGGCCAAATACGGCACCTATTCCAATGGCTACGATCATTCGCGTTCACCTGTGTATCGTCAAAGATGATGAGTTATTGGCGTCGACTATATTTCTTCGAACTGCTGGCCCATGGCTCTCAACCCTCATGATCCTCATAAGCGCGACGCGCATTCTGGAGCTCTTCTCGCCCAATGTGGCCAAGGGCGGCGGATAGCGATAGGGCCTCTATGTTTCGCTGGAATGGTTCAAGCGCCGCCCGCAGCCGCTCAACCTCGGCTTGATGATATTCATTGTCCTTTAGGTGTACATGCTTTGATGCATCTAGCCCCAACCTAAGGCTATCTATGTCGGCCCGCAGCCGGGCAAGCTCGGCGTCCATTGTCTCCATAATATTGCGATCAAAGTCGGCCGCCAGCAGTCGCATTTTCAATCGCGCGTCGATGCGGCAATTGTCAGACATCGCTATCCTCTGTGCACTTACCATTTCCATGTCCGCGGCTCGCAAGTTTTGACCGGATGATCTAGACCGTCCGCGCTGTGTATAGAATGATGGAAGCAATTCCAGCTTACTTCGTGATAGAATCAGCCCGGAACAGATGCCGAGCAAGAGCCAGATAATCGCGCGCTGCGTCATAGTTTATCCTCTGTGCTCAGTGCGATTGTTTCGTACTCTGTTTTTGCCCAGCGGGGGCTTTTCTTCCATACAACCTGAGCAAGCGCCCGAGCGGCTCGCCTATGATCATCTGAAAGCCACCATGACTACGGCAATGATTGCCGCACCGAGCGGCATCATTAGCAGAATTAAAAGTGCCAACTTTATTCTCATCTGTTGGGATCGCGTTGTTTGCGGGCCTCGGCCAGCGATTTCACCGCAGCCTTGTGGCGCCGTTCGTACTCCGGCAGAGCCTCATCCCACGCCTTTTGTAGCGGATTTACCTTCAAATCAGCATGCCGCGCCACTTGGAATCCGCGCTTCCAAAGCCATGTCAGAAAGTGATCGACGGATGGTAAGTCCGACTTTCTTAGATTGAAGTATCGCTGCACCGCTTGGCGCGCCCCATTGCCTGGATTTGCCGGTCGCGGCTTAAATTTGTGAACGGTCGCCATCTTTTTGTTTGCCATTGTCTTATTCAATCCTTCCATGGATCGAATTCGCCGTCACCGGCCATTGCGACCGCGAATGGCCGGAGCGTGTGCAGTACCTTCACGCTGCCCGCGTGCTCGCCCAGGACTTCTGGCAGGCGTCGATATGCCATCGGACTTTCGTCAAGGTCAGCGCCGATTAGCGTGACGCCGCGGTCTTGCAGCCATTTGTCCATTTGCTCGCGCGTAAAACGGCGCTTGGCCTCCTTGCGACCGAACAGGCGCCCGGCGCCGTGGATGGTCGAATAGAGCGAAGCGCGCGCTTCTGGGCTATCGACGCCCTCGACGATCACTGCATCATCGCCCATTGAGCCGCCGACAAAGCCACGCTGGCCGGGGAAGGCGGGAGTCGCGCCCTTGCGCACCACCCACAGATCGCGCCCGTCGTGCGTCTCGCGCCAAGCGTAGTTGTGGTGGTTATGCACCATGTCGGTAACGGTGCCGCCGATGATCTTGCGGACGCGCTCAATCACCCATTCTCGGCCGGCGTAGCTGTAACGACCGGCGAGATGCATCGCCGCGATATAGCGGCGTCCAAGTTCGCTGCCCTCGTCGATCACGGCAGGCGGGACGTTCATACCATCCTTGCCGCCGGCGGCCTTGAGGTAGCGCATCGCACTGGTGTGCCCTAATCCTCGACTACCGAAGTGAACGCCGATCCAGACAAAGCCGCCATCGTCGCGCATAAGGTCAACGTAGTGATTTCCGGAACCGACCGTGCCGAGTTGGCTCACCGCCTTCTGCCGGTAGGCTTCCATGTCGGATTCGCGCCAGGCATCGGCGTCTTCGAAAAGTTCTGCTTCTACTTGCTCCTCGTTGGTGCGGCCGACACCGAATGAAATCACCTTCGACACGTCGCGGATGATGTCGCCGAGTTGATCGTGAATGGCGGCAAAGGGAGTATCCAGGCGTACTGCCATATTGCCGCAGCCGATATCGAAGCCGACGCCGGAAATGCTGATTTGTTTCTCGTAGGCAATGACGCCACCTACCGGTTGTGCATAGCCGAGATGACCGTCAGCGCAGATGACACCGGCCACGACGTTGCCGACCGCCATGCAGTTTTTCATCTGCGCGATTGTGGCATCGTCGTGCTGGCCGAATATCTTGAGCGGGCTGTTCTGAAATTCTGGTGCTTGTGGTTTGATGGCGATTTGCGCTGCCGCGGCGGCCGCTTCGCGCGCCATATGCTCGGCGCGGGCCGCGTCGCGATAGTCGGTCCACGCTGGTCGGCCGCGCCCCTCGCCGAGACGACTGTCAGGATCGATGTCGGACGCTTGGCATAGTTCGCGAGCGCGTACTTGATAAGGATCGTTACGCTGCATTCGCGATACCTTCTATTAACGTCAAACAGACAGTCAATTGTTCTTTCGCGTCGCAAACCAATTTCGGATCGCCTCTCTCAAGCACCTCCAGAAGGAGTCGCTTTTCTTCAAGATAGACTTTCGCGAATCCAGGATCATACCTAACGATCGAAGCTGTATTGTCGATCAAATCTGCAAGCTTGATGGTCTGCGCTTCTGCCGGCGCCTTGGCGATATGATCGCGGTCTATCGCCTTGCGGTCTGAGCGATTGCCGTCATTCGGCTTCGAGACGTCAGTCAGCCAGCCCACCAATGATGCTACCTTGCGGCCGAAAATTTCATTGATGTCACGGAGTGTGACGGCCGTATCCTCGACCACATCGTGGAGGATGGCTGCGGCCAGCATCCCGGCGGTGTGCTCAACGGACGCGACGATCTTGGCCACAGCCATCGGATGTACGATGTACGGCTCGCCCGTGTACTTGCGCCGCTGATCGATTGCACCATGCGCCGCGGTCGCAAATATCCGCGCGTGTGTAACGAGATCGCTCATGCCGCCTTCTCTAATGGAATGGAGGGCCGGGAGTCAAACGACGGAGCGAGCGTGTCTGCAACCGGCCCTCCATGTTGCTGGCGAGCTATCACCTCGGCCAACAATTGCTTGATCTTGTCGTCGTACTTGCGTCGCGCGCACATTACCGTGGTGTGGTCGCGCTCATAGAAGCTGGCGATGAAACACAGCGAGCGATCGCATACGGCATAGGATAGCGCCATCGCGAATTGTCGCGGCACTACCCATTCAATTTGTTTCGACCGCGCCATCAACTGTTCCTTGGTCAGGCCGAAAGAGATAGCCACCAGTTTGCGGATTTCCTTGACCTTCGGCGGCTCGCCGCGCGGGATGCCGGCCATCGTATTGAGCGAGGCAACAACAAGACGCATCGCGGCCTGGTGATGTTCATCACGCAGCGCCTTGCTGCGACCACGCCATCGGCGGTTACGGATGGCGGTCGGCGTCATGCCCACTCCAGCTTCGGCGCCGGATATAACTTCTCCAGCTCCTCTATAGTAAACAAGCGGAATTCCCTGTCGGTAATCGGATAATAGACGATGATCGCGGCCTTGCGAGACGCATAAGTCAGGTCTAAATCGGACCATTTCTGTGCTTGGGGTCCACGCAATCCTCGCACCCAGACGAAATGCGGGCTATCTGCTATAGTGCTCATGCCGCTTTCTCTAACGGTTGCGTAGCAAGCAATTCGGCTTTGCGCTCAGAGCAAGCAGCTACGATTTTTGCGTATTCTGGCGTACCAAGACTGACGCGATAACGTTCGCGATTTGCTTTTTCCTCATCTGAATTGAGCCATTTCCTTAGATCGTCAACTGTGCGCGCCTCTTTCGCAATCTTAACCGCCAATCCCACATAGGCATCTCGTGTTTCCTTTTCGATTCGCAGCCTTTCTGAGATAGCAGCGTTAGCTTCCGCGGATCGATGGTCTAATTCGTGTTTAGCGTTCCAAACAAGGTCTGGGTCCATGTCTTTTTGATCCCGTACCCACTGGAGGTAATCGACCGGCAACTCGTCCCACTTCTTACCGCGATGCTTTCCAAACGTGACGTGCGGAAGAAGCGGCGGCTCACCGAACCACCCGATCATGTCCTCAACGGAGGCGTATTTAAGTAGCTCAGCGAAGATGCGAGCGGTAACATGGCAGTCTGGAAGCGCGCGATGGGGCGGCATTGCCTCGCCCCCGAACGCTAGTCCGAGCCAATAACGAAGGAACTGGTTTGAGTAACCTTCGGCTTGTGGCCATATCCGCAGCGCGGCCTTGTAGGAACATGCCCAAGTGGCGCCAGGAAGAAATGGAGCAAGGAAAGCTGATTCAAATTTTGCGTTATGAGCGACGTAAACCCTACCGGTCTGGTCACCAAGAATTTCCGGTACAATATCGCGGGCCATCGGCGCCGCAGCCACATCCGCATCGACAAGATGATGAATTGCTGATGATGCTGCGGGTATTGAGTGTGGCGGCCTGATGAGCGACGATCTCGGTAAACAGATCGCGCCGTCGATTAGGTCGATGGCGGCAATCTCAACGATCGCGTGCTCATTGGGATCGATGCCCGTAGTCTCGATGTCTATAATAGATAAGATCGTCATGATGCATCGAATTCCAATGCGACTTCCGGAGCGACGCCGCGCTTGAGTCGGTAGACGGTTGCCCAAGCAAGAAAGATCAGCATGCCACCGACTGCGGCTGCGGCGTAGAGTGCAAGTCGAAACAGAACCCAGCGGATGACGCGCTTGAACATGCTCTCATGAGACCCGCAGTGGCATTAGACATTCGGCGTGCCGCGCTTCTATGTACTTAATAACAGCAATCATAGCATTGGCTGACATCTCGCGATATTTTATGCCAAGCTTTCTACGCCATTGGGCTGCTGTTAGATTATCGTTTCCTATTTGTATTTTTATAGAAACTGACGTGTTGTTGGCCTGCTCTAGGTATGTCGCCCATCTACAATTTTTTGGACAATATCCAAGGTCATTATTGATTCTTTCAACCGAATGTCTTTTGGATGGTCTTGGACCTAAATCTCTCATAAAGGCGCCAAAATCATTCCTCCAGCCATCGAAAATTGTAATTCCTCTCCCGCCATATCGGTTATAGGCACTATGATTTGGATTTGTGCATCGCTGAATTATACCCGCCCAGATAGAATACTCTGGCGTTGCTTTAAGCTTGGGCGCGCCGCCGTGCTTGATCCGCAAAGTTGGGGCTGTTCTTCTTAGACATCCGCATGATTTTGTTTGTCCACCAAGAAGCCGGTGCTGAATAACAGCTATTTCTTCTCCACAGATACATTCACATCGCCAGTATTTTGCGTAATTGCATTTAACGCTATCAAAGGCGGCGACAGTCAGATTGCCGAATGTTCGACCTACCAAAAAATTGCATGATGGCATCATTTTTATATTCTCATCGACATTATGATTGCAATCCAGGATTCATCCCCCGGCTTCTGAAACAATGCCGGACTGGTCGCATCGCCGATCTTGATCTGAATTTGCTCGCCGCCGACATTGGCAAGTACGTCCGCAAGATATCGCGCGTTCAATCCGATCTCGGCTTCGGAGTCACATTCCGCTTCTACTTCATCGCTGGCGGAGCCGCCGTTGCTATTTGCGCTAAGCTTGATGGAGTTTGGTGTCAGCTTGAGAAGTAACCCAGGCCGCTCTTTTGTTCGAACTACGCCAACGCGATTTGCGGCATCGTCAAGCGCCTCGGTGTCGACGATCGCAGCCTTGTCGTTGTTGCCAGGAATGACCTTCGTGTAATCCGGGAATCCTCCGGCGATTAAGCGCGACCGCAGCGTGACGTTATCGATCGCGAACTCGATGGCCTTGTCAGATACGGTTATCTGGACGTAGCCAGCGCGACCCTTGAGTAATTTGATTGCTTCCGTCACCGCACCGTGCGGGATGATTACTGCCGGCATATTCGTTGCGGCAGTCGGGAGATCGGTTCTACTCACGGCCAGGCGATGGCCATCGGTCGCGACCGCATAAAGGAATACGTAGTCGTGGTGCAGATAAATGCCACGAAGGAACTGTCTCGGGTCTTCCTTGTCGACCGCGAATAGGGTGCCATCAAGCAAGGTCAGGAGTTCAGCAGCACCGAGGCTGAATGAGCAATCAGCAGCTGGCGAGCTATTGAAGGCCGGAAAATCCTTGCTCGGTAAGATCGGCAACGAGACCTTCGTCTTGCCGCTGCACACGGCAACGGAATGGCCGTCGTCCCATGCGAGGCTGACTCTGGCGTCAAGCGGAAGTTTTCTGATCGTCGTTTCAAAGGCTTTGCCGTTGACGCAGACCTCGCCATTGGCGGCAACAAGTGCCTGAATGATAGTAGCCACACTACGATCAAGATCGGTCCCGCGCACTGTCACGTCATCGTCTTTGGCGATGATCAGGATATGCGATAAGATAGGGATGCTGCTGCGCTCGGCAAGAACGCCACACGCAGCGCTTACCGCGGCCCGTAAATCGCGGGATGTGGCTTCAAACTTCAACGTTGGCTCCGCTGTGGTAGGTCTTCTTTGATTCTTATAGTACCCGTAGATACCCGCACCGTCAAGCGGTATTTCTGCGCACCTTATTCGACCGCATCGGCCGATGCTGCTTCGAGAATCCTCGGCTCTGCATCTTCTGCCGCGGACGTTCGCGTTTATTCCCGGCGCCACCAAGCAGTCGCGAGATCGCCTGTGGATCACCGCGTTTGGCCATCATGCGCTCATGGTGCGACGCCTGTCTATTCTTGATCTTGCGTGTTCGTTTGGCCTCACCAATGTCGGACCCGCGTGTAGTTGCTGCGCGCTCGGCGCCGGCAACGCGGCCGGTCGTTTTTTCCAGGTGATCTGCCTTCAACCGCGCAACGATGAATGCTGGATCATTCTGCGCCGGTATAAAATCTCCGACCTCCAAACTATATGGCCTATTCAAAAGCCCAGGATCGTGATCATATTGCAGGTCGGTTGCGCTGATTTCCTTATCCCATACCCACATCTCTCCGCGCCGGATGGCATCAAGGACAACCTGGACCTTGACGCTATCTGGAATAGCTTTGCGGAATTCGCTAACACGAAATGATCCCGGCTCTAACATGGTAACGGATAATACTCGATGATATCCTTGATCAAAGCGCTTATCCGTTTCGGCTGTTCAGGGAGGCATGGTTGTCCTGAGAAGCCAAGGTCGCAGCACTGTTTCAATAGCCTCCAATCTTCAATTGGTATCGTGGTTATTAGCTCGGAGAGCCCACGGCTGCGACCGAGAGCGAGCGCTTTATTCTCAAGAGCGTTCTTCTCGTCCGTGGTTAAAATGACGACATTTGAAGAAATGTTATTCATTTTATTTTCCTCATTCATTTGTTCAAGCTATCGCGAAGTCGATCGGCGGTAAGCATTTAGGCTGCCTCTAGAAAGGCTTCCGACGAGGCAATGGCGCGTTTCCGAGCCGATACATGCATGTATTTGGTGGTCTCATCCTTCTTGATGCGCCCCTTGACTGCGGTCACTAGCCATTCGCGGTCGATGTCTCCTTCCAGCGCGAGCATGACCTTGCCGGCGAACCAGTCGACCAGTCGCTCGTTATGGCGCGCGTCATAGGCACGAGCCGTATGCTCGGCGATCAGGCGATCGAGTACAATCAACGCTTTGGTCTCCTGCGCGGCGATGGCTTTCTTCTTGCCGCGATCTGACCGTTCCTCCTGGCAGGTCCGTTCCTCCGATATGCCCATTCGAATCGACAGCTTCTCCATCAGCGATGTCGTTTTCCAGTTCTTTGGATTGGCAGATGGCTGACGGAAGCCGTTGCCGTTCGGTGTCGCGTGCGCCAGGGCCAGCGCGTGGGTGAAGAATTCCTCATCGGTGAGCTTGCGACCGACGACTAGGACCAGCGGCTCCGCTTGTTTTGCCTGTCGCGGCGGCTTCTCCGATTCAACCACGGTTCTTATCTTGATATCGACGCGATGGACCAGTTTGGCGGGAATGCTCCCGGCATTCACTTCCAGCGTCAAATCTTTGGAATTTCGAATAACGGAATAGGTTTGCGGCCAGTCACGTATAGCCTCAGCGCGCGCTGCCGCGTTCTTGAAATGCGCAACGCTAACGTCAGAAACGCGGTCAAGCTTAAGCTTACGCCGTTTTTTTTCTTTCGGACCATTTGCCTTCAGAGCTGTGATTTCGGCTTTGCGTTGCTTTGCTTGACCCATTGCGACTTCCTGTGTGGTAGGTTTTGTAACGAGCGAGATTTTTCTCGCCTTCTTCCAGATACGCCTCGATCGAATAGCCGGCCTTGATCAGTTCGGCCATTGCCCGATCGAAATAGACCTTGAAGTCACCCTGCGTCATTCTTCCGAAGGCGATAGAACCCGGAAGGACGATTACCTCATTGCTGCCAAGCACCTTCACCTTGCGGCTATAGCCAAGCGCAATCTTGAGCGCGTCGTGCAGGTCTTCGGCGCGGCCGTACTTGTTCTCGCTGTTCTCGACGCAGAAATGCAGGACCACCCAGTATAATTGGAGTTGCGGTAGCGAGCGCCGCTGCATCACCTTGATCTCGACATCAGAGTCGATCGCAAACTGTGATAACATCTCCTCGACCCATGGCGTATTGTGGACGAAGCCGCCCAATACACGCTTCATCGGGAAGGCCGGAATTTCAGGATTGCTCTTGCTGCTCATTTTTCCAAAGTACGCGAGTGTGCGATTGTGTTTAGCGAATACGTGACGATCGCCATCGTGTCTTTGCTGATGTGATTTTCGATCCACCTCCGCATTCGCGCGTAGCGGGTCTTTGGCGTCTCTGTGCTGTAGAAAAAGTCGTCATCGTTCGTAAAAACGATCTCTCGTGCAAGCGCCTCTGCGATACCGAATGTGCTGGCCACCTTCTCGGTATCCTCCGGATCGATTCCGCTCATATCGACGCCGCGCGCCTTTCCTACGGAACCGATTGCGCATACAGCGCCGTTGGATTCGAGTTCTCCGGCAATGAGTTTCTTTTCCGGCAGCGCGTCGAGCGCCGCCAGCATTTCCTTGAGGAAAGATTGGCCTCGTCTGCCGCGGATGGCGCTTGCGACGGCGCCTCGGTATAGCCATACCGAGTTGTCATCCCAATCGCAGACTTCGCTGTAACCAGATCGGCTCATGCTATTCTTTCCTTCAGTAGACCAAATATGCGTATATTTCGTACCCGCTGATCCCCGCCGACATGGCGATGAAACCGATGATTACAATTCCGCCGATGAACGTGCCGGTGCGCACCAGTAAGTTGCTCATGCCGCCACACGATATTCTTGTTCCAACTCCTTGACTGCTGCGGTTACCTCGTCGAGGAAGATCGGCACCTCGCGTTCCAGTTCGTCGATCAATTCTTTGTCGCGCTGAATACGCTTGACCCACAGGCGCATTTCGCCCGGCATGTGCGGATGATAGGAAACGAAATCAGACCAATCGCGCTCGGTACATGCAAGCTCCCACTGAACTTGCTTATAGTAGCCGCCGTCGATTTTTTTCGAGCGGAGCGCGGCGATGTGCGTCGCTGCCTTTGGACACTTGAATTGTACCGTGCCACGCGGCTCGACCAGACCATCGGGACTGCACCCGGACATCGCGATCCGGGGATGCGGGACGAATCCAACGAGGGTGACGTTGCCGTACATTAACTCATAGCCAGCACGCGCCTCTGGCTCGTAAGTATTGCCCCATATCATGTCCGCCGACTTGAAGCCTTCTATCGGCGTTTGCGTTAAGCGCTCGATGACAAGGTCGGCCGCATAGTTGGCGCGTGACGCTCCCCATCCTGATTTAATCTTGGCGACGACGTCGGCGATACGCGATCCAGTCGCTTTGCCAAGGCGAAAAAGTCTCCAGGCTTCCGAGCCTTGTTCCAGCTCAAGCGAATTCATGATAAAGTTCCCTTCGCTTGGAGAGGTAAACTTCGCGAGCTTCATGAGGTGTATGGTAGGTGCCGAGATCGATTGTGGTTTTGTGGAACGCTATTCGCGCCCGGAAACGTCCGCTATCTTCCATCCTCACGCCCATTGGGAGCGGTGATTGTTTGGCGCGGGTTTTGTGATTCCAAGCATTTTGGATGACAGTAGCTTCGCGCAGATTGCCAATACTGTCGTTAAGTGAATTGCCGTCCTCATGATCAAGTAAATGAGACGGCCATCTTCCATTATCCCAAAGAAAGATCAGCCAACCGCGCTTGAATACGCGACCATTTCTCTTGATACCGTGATAATTTTTCCCGGCCCTACCCTTGCGAACGGAGCCGGCGCTTTTATTGAGCAACCCAGCATGGTTAGATGGAGGGTTCCTCCAATAAAGAATCCCCTGCTCCGGATACACATCGAAACATTCTCGCATCCATGCTAATATTCCCGCTGGATCGATATCGCGGGTATCGGTCATTGCTTGACCTCAGTCGCCTTCTCGGCTTCCTTGGCTGCAACGTCGCGTTCAGCCTTGAGTTGCTTCTTCTTCTCCAGCATGGCCTTGGCCGAAGCGAACTGCTTGACCGGGATATCCTCGACACATTCGACCTTGCCGTAGGCCAGGAACTTGTCGAGGTCGGTGTCGGATTCTTCCAACAGCGTGTAGATTTCCTTGGCCTGCGTATCGGTAATAGTGCTCGTGCCTTGCGCTGAACCGCCGGCCGCATTGCCGTCGTCGTCATCCTCGCCAACCGTGACATTGAAAATGCCGCCCAACAACGCGCGCTTGCCGTAGGTGAAGGCAGATTGCGTTGCGTGCGTCTCCGTCATCACGTCGTTGCCTTTGGGGCCTTTAGTGACGATTGGAACGTCGTATTTGTAGGTACGCTTGTGGCCTCCGTCCTGGGTGACATAGGCATAGACCCGCAAGTAGGCGGTACCCTTCGGTGACACGTCGGTGTCATAAGAAATGCCGAAGCCGTGTTCGGTGTAGATGCCGCGGATATCGCCATCCAGCCTGGCGTAGCTGGCGTACTTCGATCGCGTCTGCGCGTTGGCCTTGTCGAAGATGACCTTCTTCATTTTGCGCTCGGCTAAGGCGATAGCCGAGTCGAACGCCCTCTCCTCCTCGCGCGCCATCTCTTTCTCGCGATACGCCATCAGACGGTCGAGCTTGTCCATATCAACGGACGGATCGCGGATGGCGCGATCAATCATCGAGATCATCGTTGCGCCAGGCGATTGCTGCGGGACCAGAGACGACGGCCCAGCAACGGCGATTTCTCGCGGCTGTGCCGCGGCGGCTTCAGACATAAAGTGGCTCCGTCAGGTTGTTGCTTCTTGTTTATCCGCTTATACCCGCAATGTCAAGCAGATTTTGCGCAATAAATAACGCCGACCCCCCTTTGCCGGGGGTCGGCGTTATTTGGCAAATAAAAAGTGAGGAGCTTTATTTCTCGTCGGGAAGCGAACGGCTGTTTACATCATGGGGCGCCTGCTGTTGGTCGTCGGCGGCATTGTTCGCAGCCATAAAAAAAGCCGCTGCGGCGGCTCGTCGTGGCGTGCGTCTGCGATGTCGTATATGCATGTAGGTAGCTGGGTTAAACGCCTGCGGCAAATCCGTGCGATTTTCCAGAACTACGCTGGTCGGCACATCGGCGGCCGGTAGAAAGATGCAATTGCGCCAGAACCGCAACTCATGGAAATAAGCATCCATCTGCACCATGAGATCGCCGGTCTCGGAGTCAACGAAGATCACCTCGCCGTGCTGATCCTTGGGGACAATAGCCTCAAGGACCGGCACGACGATTTCGCGGATCGTAACGACACGGTCCATGTGACGATACGGAGATTTAGCGGGCATGTGGTAGGGTTTCCTCGCGGTTTATTGTGACCGCGAGTACACACCAGCATTAATGGAACTCCTAGGGAAATATCCACATGTGACTGTCCGCCGCAGGTTAAATGCGGAACTATTTTCAGTAAATGCGAAACTATTTTCAGGTGTGGGGATTTTTTTCATCCGGCTTCTCGATGATCCTGCGCGCGGCGATGGTCTTTGCTAATTCCCGTTTTATTTCCGCTATTTTTTCCTTGTGGACCGTTATCTGTTCTTTGTGGGATTCGATTGATTGTTGCAATTCGGTTTGCTGCCGACGCAGAAAATCTGCGGCTGAGCCAACTTCATCCTTTCGTTCGCCTGCTGGTTCTGCGGTCTTATCCTTGCGGATATCGCGCGAGACTTTGACCATGCGACCGGCTCGCTGGCCGGGCATGGGTTTCTTGTTGTTAGGCATCCAAACGTGAGTCGGCTCGTCGAATAATTCCTCATCGCCCTTACCATAAGTGAGCCAATAGAAGTTGGTTTTCAGGGCAACCGCCAAGCCATGCAGCGAGCGCCCGGAAAATCCATCCTGCTTGCCCATGCGGAGTTGCTTACGGGCGGAGCGGATCAGATCGGGCGAGGCGCCAGCGGCTTGGCTAGCGGCACGATCGGATAGGCCAAGGATTGCGCGGCGCCGATCAACTCGCGCCAAAATCGCCGTTAAATCCTGTCCCTCCGGTTTATCTGTAGACAACATTTTTTCTCGTTTGTCCTTTCTATCATTTGATTTTCGTCGCTTCACTTTCCCCCTCCTGTTTGCTTGGTCTACTTTCGTACCAAAAAAAAGTCAAGTCCCTCATGCTTGACATGCGGGTAATAGCGGATACTATCCCAGTAGATGTTCACGTAAGGTTCTCATGATGACCGACGCGACCGATGGCGCGAAAGCTCTGATGAAATCATTTGTCGAGCGCATTGAAAGACTTAACGAAGAAACAAAAGTGCTCGCCGACGATAAACGTGACGTCTACGCAGAAGCTAAATCCATGGGGTTCCATGTCAAGGCCCTAAAGGAAGTTATCAAACGTCGCGGTAAAAATCCGAATGAGGTCGCCGAGGAAGACGTGATGGTCGACACTTATCTGCACGCACTAGGGATGGATACCGGCACAATAGCGCGGGTGCGCTCCGGTTCGCTTGATGAAATTCTACACGGCACCAACGACTTCCCCTCCGACATGATCAATATCGAAGAGGATGCGGCATAAGACCGTACCATTTTAGACCTAAAATAAAGGCAAAAAAGAGGCCTTACCACATGAGTGACGTATCTTGCGCCCCGGTCAGCGACCGAGGCTATGGCGGAGCCCTGTCCGCCAATAACCCATCCTCTCCATGGTATTTCCCGAGGCGCGTTATCGGGCTCACTGGCTTGGCCGGCTCCGGCAAAAGCGCAGTAGCGCGCTACCTGGTCGAGCAGCACGGCTTTACCCGCGGCAAGTTTGCCGGCGCGCTCAAGGAAATGCTGCGCGCGTATTTGCGCTACCGGGGCGCCGACGAGTCGACCATCGAGCGGATGATGGAAGGCGACCTGAAAGAACGGCCGACGTCACTCCTCAACGATCGTTCGCCGCGTCGCGCCATGCTGACACTCGGCACAGAATGGGGTCGCGACCTGATCCATCCCGACATCTGGGTCGATACCGAGATGGATGCGCGGGCCGACGATCCGCGTGTCGTCTTCGACGATGTTCGCTTCCCGAACGAGCACGCCGCCATCCTCCGTGTCGGCGGAATAATCGTCAACATCATCCGTCCCGGTCACAACGCTATCGCCATCGCGCATGAGTCCGAATCCTATGAGTTCGAGTACGACGTTCACCTGATCAATGACGGATCACTTGGCGATTTATTCAGACGCATAGACCACAGAATCGTCCTCGACGGCAAGGCTAAACGATGATCGGCGTTTGGCATCTATACGCAATTCGGTTGCCAGTGAACGATTACGCCGTGATCGCCGAGCTTAATACAAAATCTGGCGGTTACAACCGTAATGACGGCGGACATGGTTGCCGTGATCCATTGCCGAGTACACGCGCAAAAATGTCTGCCGCTCAAAAAGGCAAGACGCTGTCCACCAAAACACGCGCAAAAATATCGGCGGCAAACAAAGGTAAAACGCAGTCCACTGAAACGCGAGCAAAATTATCAGCAGCGCTGAGTGGGGAAGGTAACCCATGGTTTGGCAAAAAGCTACCAACCGAACATCGTGCGGTGTTATTAGCAGCAAATACAGGCAAAATTCAGTCCGCTAAAACGAGGGAGAAAATATCGAAAGCGCACGCAGGAAAAACACTGTCTGTTGCGCACCGCGCAAAGTTATCGGCAGTAAATGTAGGCAAGACGCCATCCGCCAAAACGCGGGCGAAAATGTCAGCGGCGTTGAGCGGTGAGCGCAATCCAAATTTTGGTAAGACGCTGTCTGCTGAGCATCTCGCAAAAATATCGGCGGCATTACGCGGTGAACGTAATCCAAACTTTGGTAAGCCGAAATCTGCTGAAACAATAGCAAAGTTATCGGCAGCAAAGATAGGTAAGAAATTTTCTGCTGAGCATCGTGCGAAACTATCGACTGCGAAGCGCGGTAAGCCATGGTCGCCGGCGCGTCGTCAGAGCTTCCTATCATCCCCCGTCGCACCCAGCCTCGTCATGCAGACGGCGGTGCCGCGCGTCACAGGTCGAGCGGCATGACTAAGCTCGAAAAATCCTTTTGGGGCGATCCAAAGTACGAGCCGCGCGACAAGGACGTCGCCCGCTTCCTCAGCGTCATCCGCGATCTGACGGAAGACCAGAGCGACAAGAAGGCTTTGGGGACCGCCACGAGCGCCCTGCAAGCCATCGTTGCCTTCATCGCCGAGCGCTTCGGTCTGAAAGAGGTCATGGCGCTGCTCGACCGGTTAAGAGCGGAAGTGACGGGGCAGACGCAATGACCAGTTACATTCGCGAGGACGACGGGGCTCTCATGGTCGAGGTATCTCCGGGATGCTTTGTCGCACAAAGCAGACCAGAAACACTTGGAGCAAAGAAGCGAAAGCCGAGGAGTGACGGAGACAAAAATCATGACCACCTCTGGTTCATCTTTGCTGAAGCGAGCGTCCCGCTTAATGCAGAAGACGCGTCGGTAATCTTTCAGAAGAAGAAAAACACAGATTACGAGAAAGACAACATAGCTCCGATCATAACAGCATGGAAGAAGCTTGGCGTTCTTAAATACCTCGGCCGCCTTCCGACGCTTCATGGTCGCCCGGCAAGCGCATTCATTCTTTCTGACAATGCCCTCGAACTGTTTGTGGAGCGTTACGGTCGCAATCCAATGGTGACGAGATGAGTCTCGTTACCGCAGGACAACGTCTCCCGGTTTCTAAGGACCTCGGCTTCCGCGGCCAGGTGTCACGCGTAGGATGGGAGTTGCCATCCGACTTATCCGAAACGGAATGGCTAGAGGCTGGCGCAATTCTCGGCCGCGTCGAGCACAGCGTATCGTGGTGGCTTGGTGACTGGTGGGCGTTTGGCGAGGCACGCTTCGGCGAGCGCAAAGCAATCGTCGAGACAGAGGATTGGGGTGGCCCTTCCTATCAAGCTTGTGTTGATGCTGGAAACGTATCCAAAAAGTTCCAAACTAAGCGACGTCGCTTACTTTTGAGTTTTAATCACCATCGCGAGGTAGCAGGACGCCCACCAGATGAAGCTGATCGTCTTCTCAATTGGGCTGAGGAGACAATAAGCGAAACTGGCAAGCCGCGCACCATCGCTGCACTGCGCAAGGAAGTTCGAGCTTCCATGCGCGCTGCGAAGAAGCTGGCTTACATAGATCGCATCGAGGCGACCAAACCGAAACCGCTCGAAGGCACATATCGCATCCTCTATATCGATCCGCCATGGAAATATCACGGCCTCAATCAGGCCGATGAATATGGCCATGCCGAGGCTCATTATGATTGTCTCGACGATCAACAACTCATTGAGTTTAAGCCAGGAGGTGAGCGTCCGATCAAGGACCTCGCTGATGATGACTCCATCCTATTCTTGTGGGTGACGGCCCCTTTGCTGGAGCGCTGCTTTCCGATCCTCCAGGCATGGGGATTTGAATATAAGACCAACTTCATATGGGACAAGATCGATCATGTGATGGGCTTCTACAGCTCTGTTCGTCACGAGCATTTGTTGGTCGCTACAAGGGGCTCCTGCACGCCGGACATCAAGAAGTTGTTCGATTCCGTACAGTCGATCAAGCGAACAGAACATAGTCGCAAGCCGCCAGAGTTCTACGACATCATCGAAACGCTCTACGACCACGGGCGCAAGCTGGAGATATTTGCGCGCGTCAAGCGCGACGGCTGGGATTCGGTAGGTAACGAGGTCTACGAAGTAAAAGAAAGTGCTGCGTTATGCATGGTGTAATAACAAGAAAAATAACAATTCAGAAGGCCTTTGCTGCTGGCAAGCTGAAGTATCAGGACGTAAATGTCTTGCAGCCGTTTACGACCGCGATCGTCGACCCATACTGGCCGTACACGGTCGCTCCGGGAATGAAGAACGTAGCAGACATTCAAGATGCCGATCAAAAGGGAAGACTGTCTGGTTTCACGCGCAATCGTGACGGAAATAATCAATACAAACAAGAAACACCGCTCACGGTCGAAGAGATTGGCAAGCTTCCGATTGGCGAGGTCGTCGGCGGATATGTGTTTCTTTGGACGGTAGGTCCGTTCTTAATAAACGGCAGCGCCAAGGACATTCTGGATAACTGGGGATTCACGCCAGCATCGATCCTTACATGGGCAAAGTACGACTTGGAAAATGCGCATGGTTACGGCGGCGTTGGCTACTGGCTTCTCGGCAACGCCGAATTCTGCATTATCGCTAAGCGCAAAGATGGCGAGCGCAAAGAAAACAACTATCCATCTATCCGTACCGGCAGGTCTTCCCTATTCGTCGAGCCGAAGACTAAACATTCCTCAAAGCCAAGTAACGTTCATCGGCTCTGTGAGGAAAGATTTCCTGGTCCTTATCTCGAAGTCTTTGGTCGCGAGCGCAGAGATGGATGGACGGTGCTTGGCAATGAAGCTCCTGATGACGGCAAAGACATACGCGAAAGCTTGCGTGGTCTCATCCCATGATCGATGGAAAGGCTCTCGCCAAAGCGATTATCAATAAGTTTGAGTGTCGAGATAGTCGAGACCAGATTCATGTGCCGCACGGCATATTCACTCTGGCCGCCTCACGATATGCCCATGTCTGCTTTGATCGTCATCCGAATATCGGCAGAAAGTGCTGGTTCGGTCGCTTAGACGATCTTCAGATTTACATTCTTGTGGAGCAAATAAAACCAAAGATCGGCAGCCTGCCTGGCTCTGAAATAAGAAACACCGGATCGGGCTACGGAATTGATCCAATCAGGTCTCCGTTGAAAAGTTTCGGGATCGATCCATTCAACATAGACTTGGAAGAAACAGACACCGCTGCCGTTGGGATAGTGAAAAGATGGCTTGAACACCATGGTTATAATTACCGACACGCAACGGTCGAGGAGCAGAAAACCGGGATCGATCTTATGCCGATAAAGGAAGACGGCGAAACTTGGGAAGTGAAATCAAGATTTTCCCCATCTGCGCGATATGGCGAAATATTCGTTCAGTTAGGCGAAACCAATCCAAACGGACTGCACTGATATGATCATCCTCGGTTTCGATCCAATAATTCAAACACAAATGGAGAATTCAAAATGATGATCAATAAGTCGAAGGAAATCGCTAAGAGCCTGATAGAGCTAACCGACGAAGTTAGAGGTCTTATCAGCACTTTTCCCAACAAACTAAACTGGCTCAATAAAACAAACGTCATGTCTATGGCGTCTGAGGAGATAAATAAGTTGGTCGTGGCGGTCACGCATCGTGACAAGGAGAACGTTCTACTCCAGGATCAGCTAAGTGCCGCTGGTATGGAGATCATAAAGCTTGAGGCCGCAAATAGACAATTAGAGAATGAGTATACATCTTTCAAAGCCAGCATCACGTCGGAATATAAGGAGAGAATAGAAAAATCACACGAGTCTCTCCTTGAGAGCATCCAATGATAGTTTTGGGGCTCGATCCCGGTTTGGACGGCGCCTACGCCTTCTACAGCCCGGACACTGGATATCTCAGCGTCCATGATACGCCGACGATGGGAGACAAGAAGAAGCGCAGCATCAACGCTGCGCAGCTCGCCAGCGATATTAGGTGCCACTTGCCGTTTCCAATTTCGCCATTCGGCGTAACCGCCTTCGTCGAGGACGTACATGCGATGCAAGGTTGGGGCTCTGGCTCGGTTTTCAGGTTTGGCGAGTCCAAGGGCGTTCTCTTTGGTGTCCTCGGCGCGCTCGGCATCCCAATATTCCGCGTCGCGCCGCAGACCTGGAAGAAGAAGTTCGGTCTCAGTCGCGACAAGGGTGCTTCGCGCAAGCTCATCATCGAGATGTTTCCCAAGCAGGCCGATCGGTTTGCTCGGGTGATGGACGACAACCGAGCTGAAGCAGCTCTAATCGCCAAATACGGCGCACAAAAACTCAAAGAATAAAACCGTTTTTCCTACCACATCGGAGAATATCGTGAAGCTCGGTTACACCGATCCGCCGTATATAAACTGCGCGCATCTCTACAAGAACCAGCCAGACTATGCCGGCGAGGTCGATCACGTCGCTCTCATCGATCGCCTGGAAAGTGAATTCGATGGCTGGGTCCTGCATACGAGCGCCACGCCAATAGCTATCGCCACGCTTGGGCCTCTTGTCCTCAAGACTGGCGCCAGATGGTGCTCGTGGGTCAAGGGCTTCGCTGCATTCAAGCGCAACGTATCTGTCGCTTATGCTTGGGAGCCGGTGATTATCAAGCCAGCGCGCAAGCCTGTCGTCAGCAAGCGCCTTGTCATGCGCGACTGGATTGAATGCTCAATCACGCTCAAGCGCGGATTGACCGGCGCGAAGCCAGAGGCGGTATGCCATTGGGCCTTTGAGTTGCTTGGAGCGCGGCCGGACGATGAGTTGTCCGATCTGTTTCCCGGCACCGGCGCCGTCTCGAAAGCGTGGTCAACGTGGCAGCGCAAGTTCACGCTTCCTGCTGACAACGAGCAGGCGGCCTAACCGTGTCAATCCTACCACATGACCACGTCTTCGCCGGGCTTGAACGGAATGGCTACCGCTTCGTTCTGCTCGATCCGCCGACGCGCTTTGTTGCCGGCACCAAAGGTCGGCCGCAACATTACACGCGCATGACCGACGTCGATATTGCGGCATTGCCGGTCGCCGATCTCATCCATCCTGATGGCGCTTGGATTGCCCTCTGGGTGACCAGCCCGAAGCTCTACGCGCCGAAAAAATCGAAGAAGGTATTGGCGCCAGACGACATGGTGCGCGCATGGGGAGCCCGCTATTCGGGCCGTGGATGGGTGTGGGTCAAGCTCAAGCGCAATCTCGAAGCCTGCGACTTCGATTACAGCGAGATAGTAGACGGCAAAGAACTTCTGCACATGGGTATGGGCTTCACGACTCGCAAAAACGCCGAAGACTGTTTGTTGTTCCGCGTTGGCAGTCCGAAGCGCCTGGCGAAAGACGTTCATGAGATAATCATCTCTCCTGCTCGTGAGCATTCACGCAAGCCGGACGAAATCTTCAAGCGCATCGAGCGGTTCGCGCCAGGACCATATGTAGAGCTTTTTGCGAGAGAGCCACGTGCCGGCTGGGCGGTATGGGGAGATCAGATCGACGCATTTCAGCCTCCATTACTGGAGGCGGCATGACATTAGTTGTATCGCCGCTTACGCTGAAACAACTCAATGAGTTCATCAGCAAGCATCACCGGCATCACAAACCAGTTCAAGGTCATCGCTTTTCTCTCGGTGTGAGTAACGATGGTTTGTTTGTTGGCGCGTGTTCCGTAGGACGTCCAGTCGCCAGAGGTTGCGATCCCTATTCAGTTGCCGAGGTTACGCGGCTCGTTACCGATGGGACCAAGAACGCATGCTCCATCCTGTACGCAGCTGCGGCCCGCGCTTGCAAGGCGATGGGTTTCAAGAGTATCCAAACGTACATCCTGGAAGATGAATTAGGCACTTCACTCAAAGCGTCAGGATGGCGCCTAAGTGGCCATACAGCAGGGGGCCAGTGGACCCACACAAGCGGACCAAGGCGCACGGACCAGCCGACTTGCCCTAAGCAGCGCTGGATAAAAGACCTGAATGCTGATTCCTCCAAAGTTTTGGAGGCGGCATGACCATCGATCAGGATAAAGCTGCCAAGCTCATCCGCATGCTGTCTTCACCCAATGAAGGTGAAGTGCTCAATGCCGCGCGTTTGCTCAACAAGATGGACATTCACGCCGTCGCCAATCTCGTCAACGGCGGCCATCCCGAAGTCCTCGCCTTCCGCGATGCGGAACGTCACATGCGCGGCGAAAGGGACGCCGAAGTCAGCGAAGTCATCGGCCGCTTCGTCAACGACTTTCCGGAGATGCACCCAAGTGATTTCACCCGCAGCAACATCCGCTCGATTAGAAAGTTCATAACCGCTCTGGGAATCGAGGAAGTCTGCGATGCCGTCGAAATCGCCAGCGAGCGCGTGAGCGCCGACAAAGCGTTCCGTTACTTCTGCGGCATCTGCCGGAATCGCATGCAGGAGGCGGCATGATGACCGAAATCCAGATTGAACAATATCAACGCGACGGTCATATCACCCTGCGCAACGTGTGTGATCAGGAAGGCCTTGCGCGGTATCGTAAGGCGATTCTTGCCGCCGTCGAACAACTTAATCCTGCTGCGAAATCTCTGGAAAAGCACGACACTTACAGCAAGGCGTTCCTACAGACTTGCCGTTTGCAGGAAGCCGATGAGCATGTGCGGCGCTTTGTTTTTGCGAAGCGTTTTGCGCAGATCGCCGGCTCGTTAATGAGAGTGAACGCTGTACGGCTGTATCACGATCAGGCGCTTTTCAAGGAAGCAGGCGGCGGCCACACACCTTGGCATCAGGACCAGTTCTATTGGCCGCTTGATACAACTAACACCATCACGATGTGGATGCCGCTGGTAGACGTTTCGCAAGAAATGGGAACGATGTATTTTGCGAGCGGCTCGCATTTAGATGGTCTTGCCGGGCATTTTGAAATCTCTGACGCTTCAGAAGAAGCATACACCACGCTCATCAAGGAACGTGGCTACAAACTGTCGAGATGCGGAGACATGAAAGCCGGCGATGCGTCTTTCCATTCTGGTCTTGTCTTGCACGGTGCCTCGGGCAATTTCACCAAAAAACAGCGCGAGGTAATGACAGTGATCTACTACGAAGATGGCGCGCGCTTAATGGAGCCAGACAATCCAAATCGCGCCAATGTTTTAACGAATGATTTTCGCTGCCTAAAACCCGGAGACAGAGCTGTAACTCCCAGGAATCCTGTTTTGTGGTGCAGGGAGGCGGCCTGAATGGCGCGTATCCGCACTGTCAAGCCAGAATTCTGGACTGATGCAAAGACAGGCACGCTGTCTGAACTCAGCAAGTGCCTGTTCATCGGCATGCTGAATCACTGCGACGATTACGGTGTGCTTGAGTGGTCGACGCCGGAATGGAAGGTTAAGATTTTCCCATACTCACTGAGCACTCACGGAGTGCTCACGGAGGTGATTTGCAAAGAATTCCTGCCTCGCGGACTGCTCACAATCTTTGATCGGACCGTCTCAGACGGTGAAATCAAGCGCTATGTCTTCATCCGAAACTTCGACAAGCATCAGGTCATCAACAGGCCAAGCAAACCGGTGCTCTCTGACTGGAGAAAATCAGACACGCCAGCAAGTTATGCGAGACGGTTAGGAGAGAAGTACAGCGACGTGACTGCCTTGCTGATGGATGACTCAGTGAGCGCTCACGGAGTCTTCACTGATCACTCATCACCGGAAGGGAAAGGAAGGGAAGGGAAGGGGAAAGGAAAAGAGACATACCAAGAAGAAGGATTCTTAGTAAATGAGGATGGCGTCGTATGCGAACGGTAGAAGCATCTCATGGTCGCTGGCATGAAATCCTCCCGCGTCTCGGCGTGCCGGCTCAGTTCCTCAACGGCAAGCATCAGCCCTGCCCTATCTGCGGCGGTCGTGATCGCGCACGGTTTGATGACCGCCAAGGTGATGGTGATTATTTCTGCTCGCAATGCGGTGCCGGAAAGGGACTGAAGCTCGTGATGGAAGTGAACGGCTGGGACTACGCCGAGGCTGCCAAGCGCGTCGATGAAATCATCGGGAATCTTCCTGAAGATGCGCCTGCGCGTCCTGAGCCGAAGAAAGTCGACCATAAAGCCGCATTACGCGAACTGTGGAAGCGCAGCCAGCCAATAGCCGCCGGCGATCCTGCATGGCTCTACCTCTACTCCCGCGGACTGAAGGTCGTATCGGAAGCTCTCCGATATGTCCCTGGCATGTATCACTCGGAGACCAAATCAGAGCATCCTGGAATGATTGCCATGGTCTGCGACCAGCATGGCAAGCCTGCAACGTTGCACCGCACGTATCTGACGAAGGACGGCAAAAAAGCGTTCGCTGAAAAATGCCGCAAGATGATGCCGGGAGAGCTTCCGAAGGGCGGCGCTATTCGTCTTAGGCCGATGGAGGCCGATAGGAAGCTTGGCGTAGCAGAAGGAATCGAAACGGCGTTATCAGCCGGGTATCTCAATAGCGTTCCTGTTTGGTCCACGACATCGGAAGCCCTCTTGCAGGTCTGGCAGCCTCCGAAGGAAGCCAAGCATGTGGTGGTCTTCGGCGACAGTGATCTGAACTTCGTTGGCCAGAATGCGGCCTACGCCTTAGCTAAACGCCTAGCAATCGAGAACGGCCTAAAAGTCGAAGTCATTATTCCGGACCGCGCTGGTTACGACTGGAACGATGTTCTGCTGCAACGAGGGGGATGTGGAGTAAATGCTCAAGCTGCGTGATGATCAGGACGATGCTCTGAATCTTCTGCGCGCCTCGATTGCGCGCGGTAACCGTCGCATCGTCATGAAAGCTCCGACTGGATTCGGCAAGACCATCCTCTCTGGGCAGATCGTATCCAATGCTCGTAACAAGGATAAGCACGTACTTTTCACCGTGCCTAAGATCAATCTTGTCGATCAAACCATCGAGAAGTTCTCAAAGCATGGTATTTACGATACCGGCGTGATCCAGGCGCAGCACGAAATGACCGATTGGCGGCAGCCAGTCCAAATCGCCAGTGTGCAAACATTGATGCGTCGCACGATCCCACAGGCCGATCTTGCGCTGGTCGATGAAACTCACATCTGGTTCAAGTTTTATGAGAAATGGTTCTTGGACCCGGCGTGGAAGAACATTCCGATCATTGGTCTGTCGGCGACGCCTTGGACGAAAGGTCTTGGTGCCTATTACGATGATTTAATCATCGCGAGCACGACACAAGAACTGATCGAAGCTGGGCATCTGTCTCAGTTCCGCGTGTTTGCTCCGAGTCATCCAGATTTGTCAGGAGTTCGCACGGTCGCCGGCGATTATGTTGAGGATGAGCTGGCGCATGTGATGAGCGACAAGCTCCTTGTCGCTGACATCGTTGATACCTGGCTGGCAAAGGGCAGAGGCCGTCCGACGCTCTGTTTCGCCGTCAACCGTGATCATGCGCAAACGCTGGTCGAGCGCTTCGAGGCTGCCGGCGTCAGAGTCGGTTATCAGGACGCCTTTACGAAGAAGGATGAGCGCCGTCAGATCGAGCGCGACTTTGCTGATGGCTCTATCGAGGTAGTGATCAGCATTGGCACGCTGACGACTGGCATTGATTGGGACGCTCGCTGCATTATTCTCGCACGTCCGACGAAGTCTGAGATGCTGTTCGTCCAGATGATCGGCCGCGGGCTTCGTACTGCTGATGGCAAAGACTTCTGTTTGATCCTCGATCACACCGACACGCATCTTCGTATGGGCTTTGTGACCGACGTCGACGCCAAGCATACCGGCCTTAACAACGGTCGCACTAATACCGGCGTTGATAAGAGCATCGAGGGTAAAATCAGATTGCCGACAGAATGTCCGTCATGCGGCGGTCTCAAGCCGCCGAGTATGAGCAAATGCCAGAGCTGTGGCTTTGTCTCCGCGCACGTCGCCAGCGTCGAGGAGAAGCTGAAAGAAGGTAAGGGCGAGTTGGAGGAGTTGAAACCGAAGAAGGGCGAAGTCAAGAACGCCACTATGGCAGAGAAATCGACATTCCTTTCTGAACTGAAGGGCTACTGCGTTCAGAAGGGTTACAAGGATGGATGGGCTTCAAATAAATACAAGGAGAGATTCGGGGTGTGGCCTGATCACAGCATCAGGGACTCTGGGCCAGCAAGTCCGAACGCGCAAACATTGTCGTGGATCAAGAGTCGTCAAATCGCATGGGCGAAGTCGAAACGAAACTCAAGCAACCAGGCTGTAGCAGCCTGACAATCTACCACAAGGAGAACTGAAAATGGCATCTGTGAATCAAGTTACTCTCGTCGGCAATCTCGGCGCTGATCCAGAAGTCCGCCGCACCCAGGACGGGCGGCCAATCGCAAACCTGCGGGTTGCCACGTCGGAAAGTTGGAAGGACAAGCAGACTGGCGAAAAGAGAGAAAAGACCGAATGGCACCGGTGTGTGATCTTCAGCGAAGGTCTCGCCAAGATCGCCGAGCAGTACCTAAAGAAGGGCTCCAAGGTCTTCCTCCAGGGAGCATTGCAGACACGCAAGTGGCAGGACCAGTCCGGCCAGGACAAGTATTCCACCGAGGTGGTGCTGCAAGGCTATCGTGCGCAATTGGTTATGCTTGATGGCGCCAAGGGCGACGGCGGTTCGCGCCGTAGCAGTAGCGACGAATCGACCGGCGGCTTCGGCTCCGAGGGTAGCAGCTCTCGCAACGACGAGATTCCTTTTTAAAGGAATCTCTCGTCACTTTGAAATTCACGTACTACAGGAAAAACAGAAAATGTCCCCTACCACAATATTTCCGAAGGTCTCCACTGCTGTCGATCTTGAGTTATTCATCAAGGCGGCAAAGCCCGGCGAGGCGTGCATCTATCACATCGGCTATCTGGTCAAGGATCGTGACTATCAGTTCAACAGTGGCAGCTCGATGAGCACGCTTGTTGACCAGATCGGCAGCACCGCCTGGGTCATGGAAGAAGAAGGCGCGGTCTATCTATTCCAGCGCCGTCTCGACAACGACGTCTATGAATATCTCGCCGTGCGCAGCGAGAAGTTGGCGGCGATTGCGGAAATGCCTATCGAAGCTCTGGCGGCGTGAGGATTGCAGATGGTTGCCGAAATGAAATGGGACGACGCAGACGAGTGTTATGTTTCGTTGGCGTTGGGTCAGGCGCGTGATTCTTTTTTGCGCATCGACCGTCAGTTCACTGGGCCTGAATTGGTTATGGAAGCCATAAAGACCACAATTGATATTGACGGCAGATTCGTTGCGGCAACTCCGGAAGGACCAAAGAGACTAAAGGCGCAGCGCTGGGGCGGCTGGCTTCATACAGAGGAGGAAGCTGAGGAAATTTTCAAACAGAGAATGTTTGACGTTGCTAACGGCGAATCTATTGAAAAGGTCTTCGGCTTTAACGTCGAAGCGTCGCCAGACGAGCTTTTGATGAAGGATTCGGTCATTCGTGTTTTTCGCCTATGTCTACGGCAGCGTCCTCCCTATCTGCACTGCGAAAACAGAGGCGGCAAATCTGTATGGTATGTCCGCATCGGTCGCGGCAGCAAGGGAAAGCGTATCTGTTTGCATAGTGTCTACGATACGCCAGAATTCAAAGCAGAGTACGATGCCGCCATCGCAGATATCGCGCCAAACTGGGAGCAAGAAGCGAAAGAGCAGGTCGACCGCGATTGGCGGATTCTCCGTCTGTGGGCATACGCCGACATGAATGCGGTCGCGATCATCAAAGGCCAGCGACAGAAAGTTCGCCACAGCGAAATCGGAAGAATCACCGGCGTTACCCAATCGATGGCTGCCGACCTGAAAGCCAAACAGAGCGTCGCAATCTGGCGTCAAGTCGAGCGGTTATTGCCTCCGCAGGCTCCGGAGATTCATTTGTTGGGGGACATTCATTATGGCCACGCGGCCTGACATTCCAGATGAATTGTATTCTATTTTCGTTATCGCTCCCAGCGACCAGCCCCGTCCGATCAAGGTGGCATGTAGTTTCTGGCCAGTCGATTACCTCAGCGCGACCAAGAGTCAGGAGGCACGACAGTTGGTCATTCACTCGTTGTTTTGGGTGACCGACAGGAAGCTGGCAGTTCATATAGCGAAAAGGTGCAGGCACATCTTCAAGAAGGCTGGCAAAGACCCTCTGGGAGGATGGTTTGACGTCACCGGCGAGTGGGCGGTCAAGGTCATCGTTTTTGCCGCCAACGATGCCGGCATACGGCTCTATAACGAGGCTGAAGCGCGCGCCATGAAGACTGCTTTCCTGGCGGAGATCGGCGAGCTGGTTGGTGCTGGTATGTGCTTGACAAAATGGAAAAAATCGGTATAATGTCCTTTAGAATTCCGGAAATACTCCAGTTTTAGAGTAGCCGCGCCTGCGGTTTCAACGCCGCTTTTGCGTGGAATGGAACCTTTATGATTTTTTTCTTGATTTTCCAATATAAAAAACCCATAGTCCAGCCGACTGAGAGGGCTCCCTCAGCCAATTTCTGGTCTTTTCCATGGCTCCGAAGTTGGTGACGTGGGTCTCAGTCGATTCTGTGGTAGGAATCAAGCCAACTTGGGCACGGCGGATTCAACCCCGCCGTGCCCCTTTTTAACTCCCTCTCGCGGGTATTTTCAAGCATTAACTTTGCGTCTGATGTCATACCTTCGGACTGCATTAGACCGGCAATACCCGTATTCCTGCTTTTACCGCCTGCATAACCATATTCGCGGTCCCGCGACCGCCCGCGAAGGCGACGACTAAGTCGGGCTTCCATTCCAGCATACGAGCATTGCGTTTTGGGCCAGCTGCTTTGCCGAATTTTTCCCATTCCGCACGACAGACGTAACGCTTAATCTCCGGTTTCGTTGCCGCCCATTCGGAAGACATCTTGTCGACTCCATTCGCCCCGCCCTGCATCAGCGCAGTGAATGGCCGTTCGGCGTGGAGCACGTCGAGGATTCTCTGGACTTGTGCCGGACTCCGAAAGTTGCGGCCTCCGCAAACAAGAACTTTCATGACTTGGCGCCGTATGGCTTGAGCCCGGCCAGCAGAGCAGCACAGGCCAGCGCGACATAGAGCGGCGCTCCGTCCTGCTCTGACGCACGCAGGAAGCCGCGTGACATGCCGAGCCGGGCCGCGGCGTCGCGTTCTGACAACCCCATCTCGTTCCGCCATGCAGCGAACTCGCCAGCCTTCATCGGCCGGCCCATAGCTTCCCAATCCTTGATCGGCTTGCGTGGCGTGCGCTGCCGTGGTTCTTTCTTCCTGGTCGTCATTCCTTCAGACTCTCCACTTCCAATTGATTCGTTTGGTTCAGATATAAACCATAAACGCTAGGGACTCAAGGACTCAGAGACTCATGGACTCAAGGACTCAAGGACTCAAGGACTCAGAGACTCATGGACTCAGAGACTCAGGGACTCTTTTTCTTTTTGCAGCGAGCGCAATGCTGTCGGCGTCGTGCCGCTGGGACGTGGTCGCACTGCCTCTCCGCTCTTGAGTGTTTATTCGGCATCCGTTAGTCTGCATCTGACGTCTGTTACTTCGCCGCGATTGGAATTGACAAAATCGTATAGTTCGCCTTGCGGCGGCACGTTCCTGAACGACATTCCACTAGTGTGGACTAGCTCGTTGTTGTTGAACATGCCGCACTCAGCATGTACGCGTCTGATTAGATGGCTCGTATGATTTTTTAGCGTGTAGGGTTGCTCGAAATAGTCGCCGAGTTGATATTGCTTCCCAGGAACAAGTTCTAAGTCTGCCGCGCTTGCCGCCGTCGAAAGCAAGCCAAGCGCAAGGGTAACTAGTACGATCTTTCTCATTGTTCGACTCCTTTGTTGGTGGCGCATTTAGGCTTCTCCGCTCTTGAGTTGGTATCCTAACGCCAGCGCGATAGCCATGACGGTCAATGTGTTGGTGGCTGGCAGTATCATTGCTGCACCTCGAATTCGTAGACTTGCCAGTAAATTCTCTGGAAATCTCTAAATTTAAGAGCTTTGATTTTTTTCCATTTTTTGACATAGGCGTCAGCTTTCCGCCTGTTCATAAAAACGGAATCCGGAAAGTCGTTGCTCATAACGACATAGACCTTCATGCCGCTTTCGGATTCGATGGGACGACGGCGAGGCTGCGATGTGCGCTTGCTGGAGAGTTCTTTAAGTCGAGTAAGTGCATTCGTCGACGATCTCGGCCGCCTGTACTGACACAATGCTGCGTGCGCGTGATAATGCCGAGAGTGTTGGCGACGCGAACGGCGTCCTCGAACGTCGTGCCGTACCAGTCATAATCCAGCGCGCCTTCGCGGAACCAATCGCGTGCCTTATCCTTGGCCTTGTCCGACAATTCGTCAAAGTAGTAGACCGTCTTAGTCTGCTCGTGCGGCATGATATGCTCCATATATGTGGTAGGACTCAGGGACTCTTTGTTTGTAGGTTCTCCTACGGTCCGCAACCGTGATGACGATGCACGTGATGATGTGCATGATATTTCGAGTTATGCGTAGCGCGCCGGTGTGTGTGATGTTGATGTTGCCGCTGATGCCTATGGTGTGATTCGGCGTAGTATTTTTTCGGTATCGGACTGCTCCATGTCGCCGCTGCTTTGCTTGGAATGAACTCGACGTGAAACAGCGGAGATGGATATTTTTCTACCGCCATTTTGGGTACTGATGGTCCCGCTTGAGGGGCGTCCGGTGCCTTGACGGTCGGAGGGGGCGTGACAGGCTTGGCAACTGTTGGCGGCATTGGTGCCTTGTTGGGTAGGGCAGCGACCACGGTTGTCTCATGGCATACCGTGCTCTTTCTGGTCTCGCTTGATGCCCATGCGACTGTGACAACTGATGCTCCAATGACACAACCAACAAAGCCACTCCAGAGGCTATCGTATCTCATTTTCGTGCTCCATGTGGTAGGACTCAGGGACTCTTTGTTTGTGGTATTTATCTATACCATCAAGCTAGGGGTTAAGCGCCGGGTTTTCCCGGTCGCTGCGGTTTGTTCCTATCAATCGAGCGTAGCGCGCTGCGCCAACTCTTGCGATATGTCGCCGCCTTTCGATAGCGAGTCGATCCAGTCGCACCATGTGACTCGCGTATCGGCCGGGTACATGGTGCCGTTGCCGCTGTAGTTCTTGATTTTCTTGCGTGGCAGGTTCGGGAACGTCTGCCAGAATTCGCGGCGCAGTTCGCGTTGCGTGGTTATGCGGTAGGTCATGACTCAAGACTCCTTTGCTAGGCGCGCGTCGCGCTGTTCATTGTTTTCGACTTGGACAATATCGCCGACACGATAGACTCGTTTGCCAACGTCGCCGGGCAGTAAACGGCCAATGCACTGGTACAGCGCACGCCATTGCTTGCCGGGTGACTTAGGATTG